ATTGTTCCCAAAGACCACGAAGCTTTAAGTGAGTTATAAACGTTTCCTTTACTGAAGAAGCAAATTGACGTTGGAAACGCATAATGAGACGAGCAAACTTGAGCTCTTCTCTTAAAATTTCTACCCCATCAGCAAACTTTGCTTCCGGGTCTAAACGGCTAGTAGGAACACGTAATGCTTTATAAAGCTTCTTTACGAAATAGTTAAGGTCATCGAGTGTGCCTAGGTTTTGTCCGCCTTGTAAGTTAGTTACATCAGTACCTGAACCATCTGGGCGTTTTGCAAACCAGTAACTGTCTAACATGGACTGCGGGTCGTAAACGTTAACAGTCTTACCTTGAGTACTGTCGTAGGTTCTACGAGACCAGTAATTTTGCATCAAGCGTTTAATATACGCTTCAGCTTTTGGGGCTGGTAAATTACCAACATCAACTTTAAATACAAGACGTTCAGGTGCACGTACTAAACGATAAACAACAATACTATCTTCAATAAGAGAAAGTTGCTTGTATGCTCTACGCGCTACTTCAAGATAAGGTAGACGAATAGTCTTATGCTCGTTCCACACATGAGAGTGGAAATATGAAACTTGGTGACGGTCTAAAGGTATAAGTTCCTGCTTTGCAGTGTAACGGTTATTTGTTGAACGATCAATAACAGGCTTACGAAGCATGAAGCCTTTAATAAGCATGTTCTGAACATTATCGTAAATTGGATTAATATGTTCAGTAGGTATTTGTACTATACCAATAATACCTTTGTCTTTATGGTCTTCGTGAATTACGTTTTCAAAATAAATTTCAGCGTCAATTAAAATAGCTCTAAAATACTCAAAGCCTTTATTATCTAAATTAAATAGTTCTACAAGATGTTGAAAGTTCTTTTGAATTTCGCTTTTAATAACATCATCTTTACCTTCTGAAATAGTAAGAGTAACGTATTTACCTTTATCGTCTTTAACTAAAATTTCATCACAAATTTCGTCTAGCGCATGGCTTATTTCAGCATAAGAAGCCATAATGCGATAATCCGCTAAACGCTTTGGCTTGTCAGTATCAACTAAAGCGTAAAGATAGTCATGGTACGCTTTGTTTATCATAACACCATCTAACGAAGGTGTTGCAATTGGATCGTTTTGACCGGTAGATACTGCTTGTCTATAGATCTTTTCTTTTGCAGAACTACCAATACGATAAAAATCCTCAAACTTAGGATTTAATGATGGAATATCATTAATAATTTGAGCTGCACCGCTATACGGAAGCTTTGTTACAAAGTTATTAAAAGCTTTAGTAAAGAAATTAGGTTGTGGAGTGTCAGCCATTTAGATATATTTACGGTTGAAAACGTTATTATAAACTATGTTTTTAAGGATTAGACGGATTAAACCATTTTTGAATAAGATAATCCCCGCTTTGTTGGATCTCTACCGGAGTTAATTTTCTATTATATACTAATACTTCATATACATCCCCCACAAATGAGCCTTTAGCGGGTAGTAACCCTCCTACCCCAAAATACCCTTGATCTTGGCTTGAAACAAATGTACCTGTTTCGACATTATTAGTATAAAATGTGCCGGAACTAGAAGATGTAAAAGTAGCGCCTATAACCAACGGTTGGTTTAAATTCATTGCGCTTGTAGATTGAGTAGTTACTATACCATTATAGGTACCCCACTTATCAAAATTACCAGTATTAGCATTATCAGTAATTGCAAAAATAGATGCTCCAGCCTTATTGTAGTTATACCACGTGCTATATAATCCCATCCATGTATTACCCCATGAAGGTCCAGTTCTTTTAGCACATGCTAAAACTGTTATCTCAGTATAAGTGAGATATTTGTTAATGTTCATCGGAGATATTACCCCCGTACTAAAACGTAAAGCAGGTCTAAAATTATTAGCTGATAATGTAAATACACAACCGTAACCGTTAGAACCATACCAACCGGTTGGATCAACCGGATCAGGTAAAAATGCCCCTATAATATTTTGACCGTCTACAAACCCACCTACATCTTGAATGTATTGTGCGTCTAACTGATTAATAAGTCCGTTTGTTACTAGTGACATATTATACTACTTGTATCCCTGAAATAAACGGGTATTGGGTTGAAAGATTAGTGTTATATGCACTATAGGAAAGTTTTGTGTAACCTGCGTCATTTAATACTATAATATCAAAAAAGCCTACTGCTGAAGGAGCTTGATAATAAACAAACATTTTGTTATTGCTTTGTATATTATAACCGATTGCGGGTATTACCCCTGTTAAAGCAGGGTAACTAGCGGAAAGGCTTGTAGAGGATAAAAACGGGTTAATAGTTTGTGTGGAACTAACCGGCCCGAACATGTTATTATTACCGCTTAAATAAACTGCGGTAGTATAATCTAACATGTTTCCATAAAGCTCTACAGTGCCTGAAAGAGATTTAGGTGTTTCAAATCGACTTGAATAAGGTATTTGCGGTATCGCCGAAATTACAAACGACTCTGTGGTAGTAGGGTCAGTTAAATAAGCTATATTTTGTTCAGTAGGTATTCCTGAAACAGCATAAAAATTACTATCAATTTTAAATATTCTTCCTACAGGGTTAGCATCATATTTAAACAACCACCCCTTAATAGTGAATTGGGTGTCGCAGGTTACACGGGTAGGGTTATTAGGTGTTTGCTCTACCGGATATTTCATTGACAAGTTACCGTTCCAAAGTACTTCAGAACGAATTTCTAAACCGGGCATTCCATCTCTTGTCCAAGAAATAATAAAATACGGGTCACTATATGGAACGAAATTACTAAGAATCTGATCCATATCAGATTGAAATTTAGTCAAAATAGAAACACTAACCGTTATATTAACCGGTACTGGTTGTAAATTTTGGTTAGCAGAAGACTGGTTGTAAACTGATGTAGTATTATCTACCCAATACTGACCAGTAAGCTTATTAAAGACTCGAGATTGGTCTCTACTAATACTTTCTATCCAAAAAGCAATTGCAGGTAAGGTGATGTGTTGTGATTTATTAATTAAATCATGCAACACTCTTTCTTTAGGTGCATAAACGTAACGTACAGCTACGTTATTACCCGGGGTTCTATATTGGTCATAACGTTTTACTATCGCTCCATCAAACGCTTGGAGAAATTGCGTTAGTAAATCCTTTACTTCCCAATGATATGTATACTTCTGCACGAAATATACTTACACGATACGATCCAAAAAGTGTTTAGGTAAGATATTCTTATTCTCAATAATAGTCTTAGCTGAAAGACCATCTAGAATATAGGTAGTACTCTCATCTTCTGCACATCTCGTACAACGACCACACGCTTGGATAAGAGAAATAAACATTTTCATCTTATACCAGTTTGGATCGCTTTCAAATAACTTCTTAACTCGTTTACTTGCTAAAGACGGATATGGTAACTTAACAATAACTTGCCACTTACCTAGATCTCCCTTGAGATCTAGACCCATAGTTAAAGATGGACTCACAAGAACGGTAGCATCTGTACGAAGAGCATGCTCTTTAATGATAGTTTCATTAGTAGAGCCTTCTTCTCTAAACAAGAATCGTTTACCTTTAAGGGTCTTCTGCATAGTTTGCGTGATAGCAAACGAGTGTGTATGAATAATACCCTTTTCATTGCCATGGTGATCAGATAGACCTTTAGTCATCTTAGCCACTTCAGGCAAAAACTTTTCCATAGTTTTGTAGTTCAGTGGGTACTTTGTATGGCAATAAATAGGACTCTTCTTGGCATCAAACGTAGACTCAATCTCTACATATTCAAACTCTTTAATGCCAAGAGTCTTTGCAAAAATATTCTTATCTACGATCGTTGCACTCATTAGAACAACTACATCTGCAAAGTCAAATAAACAATTGGTTAAAGAGTCGATCTTAAGAGGTGTAAATGTAGCACGCTCCCCATCTTTCTCTATGATATATTGAGTTTTATCCCAGTTATCAATAGTGTGAATGATAGACTCATACACATCACGTCTAAACTGTTGCTTAATGAGCTCTAGCTTATTATTTTCATAGCGGCTTCTATTAGAGTAAGCATCGATAGCTTGTTTAATTGAACCAGCAAGGTCAGTTAACCAGCCCAAAGCCTTTGCAGGCACTTCACTTGCAAGTTTAGTAAACTCTACATTTGCTTGAGTAAGCCGCTTGTAATCGACTACCGTTGAGAAATTCTTTACAAATTCTTCTTCAAGTTCAGAACATTCGTCTGCAACGATAATCTGTCTACGCTTAAGATGATCAGGTAGATTAAAGAATGAAGCGTAATTAAGAATCGTAAACTTATCAATTATAGCGCTATTACGATCTTCGTAATATGGACAGCAATGCTCTTCCCAGCACTGCTTCTTTTGATTGGATGAAATAACACACGGCGCATGATCAGCTGTAAAGCTTGCATCTATATCGCATTGGTAGTTAGATTTACCTTTAAAGATAACAGCCTCTTTGAATAGATCTTTATACTGATTCTGCAAAGCCTTGGTAGTAGTCAACGCAAAGAGGCCATGAGGCTTGAATCGATCCATTGCTCCGGCGTAGTCTTCATCGTAAGCGTGGTAGTTAAATACTAGATTACGAAACTCATTTTCGCATTCTTCTGTAGTATTAGCTAAAGTTTTACTAATAAAAGACTTACCTGAACCGGTAGGCGCTTGTACTATAATAAACTTTGCTCCCTTGTTAATTGCAGCTTCGATAGCTTCAAGTCCTTTGACTTGGTGAGGTCTGGGGGTGTAGCCAGAGGGAAAGTATTCTAGTAGCGGTTTCTTAAGGGTCATTGAGCTATTATTGTAGCTCTGAATCTGTTTAGTTCAACGGTGTAATTGTAAACAACGCGTTGTAAAACTTGCACTTTTTAACTTGCGAAACTGTTTTGAGATTTACTAATAAGTCGTAATCTTGCTCACTTAAAGATTCTAGAGTATAATCAAATACTACTGTATCGTTTTTTTGTTTAATAGCAAACGGAAAAGGTATTTCAAACGTCTCTCTTTTTTTCTCCGTTAACACTACAAACGATACATAACAACCAGAAAGCTTAAAATTAATTAATCTACCTTTCTTAAACGATTTGTTTTTAAGAGTGAGTTGTACATTTCTTTGTAACAACGGCTTAAAGTATGTATCTAAAAGTAAAATCATTTTATCTATCCATGAATGCTAGTTTATCCGTAGCAGTCATCTTACTTAACACGTTACTAAAGTATTTCCACCATTCTTCCGGGGGTGAAGTAGGTATTACTGCAACTACATCAACTGCTTCTGCAGGAATTAATCTATAATCCTGCATAAAGATATCCCACGTTAACACTAACCCTTTTTGTTGTGGATTAAAATCCAAGCTTTTCGGTGCACTTCTAAAATTTAATGCAACTCTACCTTGAGCGCTATGCAACATAGTAAGATCATTAGTACATAGCATACGACGGGTAGGTAGATCTCCACGTCTAGGACGACGCCGCAGAAACTTAAGTTCTACGGCGTTTTTGGATAACAAAGCAGCTAAAGCTGATTGGGATAATTTCATTCTTTGGTTTCGGGCTCAGCAACACCGAAGATACGATCTTCGTTCAAAAAGACAATGTGTCTAAGATTATTTATGTTACTAGCCTTCAAACCAAACGTGCTTGGAAAGATTACATGCTGTCCTACCTTAACTCGTGCTCTCGGACCAGCAAGCAATACCTTTGCTACACGCCAAGCTTGATTAACTGCATTAATAGGTAACCAGATATCCCCACGCTTAACCATGGTACCATCTTCGTTAATATCAACGAATTGACACATAAGAATATCATCTAATACCGAGGTAAGTTTCCAACCGGTGAGGTTAAGATCACTACCTACATATTCTTCAAGACGCACTAATCCCTTAGTTACATCTGTTCCAATATCCTCATAAGATGCCATAGCCTTCTCACGATCGGCTTTTGACATATTACGTGTAGCTTTGTCTAGTTCTTCTTTACCTTTTCTGATGTTGCTCATTTGGAATTTTTAAGTTAAATTGTTCTATGTATTGATTTACCTCTCTACTCGAAATTTCAAGGTTGTTTGCAACCTTATTGACATTGTCTTTGTTTTTAGTTTTTTCTTCGGTATCTTTCTTTTTCTTGATATAGCTAATGCGTTTAAAACGACAATTAGGAATAACCCCATGCATATAGTTAAACCACATCTCTTTATCAGATAAAGCTGGCCAATGTCTATTGCTAGTTTCGTTAATTAAATTAGCAATTTCAGGAGAGTGCATCGAGCCCCACCGTTGAATCATAAACGGTACAAACTCTTCACTCTCCTGAATATTACTTGTATCAGGCCCTTTAGTTTTAAAAAGAACCTTATTGAGGTAATCAAACATTAAACAATGACCTTAGTCGTAGCTACAAAAATATTATCTGCCATAGCATAGAACTGCTCTATAACCTCATTCTGAAACTTTTCAGCTTGCTGTGGAGTTATATTAGTACTGAATGCAAAAGCAGGAGCCTTTTTACCAGCAGTAATATTAACACCAGTATGACCGATTGCTACGTTCTCCTTAGAGTACGTAATACTCACAGAAGCCTTACCCTTAGTCTGTACAATACCACCTTGGCTATGCTCAGAATGTACAATCAAATCATCTCCCTTCATCTCAATAGGCTTGTTTATAGTCTTATGAAGGATGTTAGCGATAGATGTATTAAATAAGCGTTGGAAACAAACAGCTCCGAATGGGTCGAGGTTAGGAATTTCCCAACAGAAATGTACCATGTAATCGCTATAGATATAATCTTTCTCCAGACTATCTTCCAAGTCGATGAGGTTAAGAGTAACTTCACAAGGAGCAACGAATGAGACAATATTGCCAATAGGCAAAGTACGCTCACGGAAATACCGGTAAGCAAAGCGTTTGTGAATAAATGATCCATCATATATTTTTTGATCGTTAATAATCATAGTTGTATTTTAGTGTTAAATTGAATAACCTCCACGGTTAAATTTGTTTAGAAACCACTGTTCCCCGTCTTTCCAGTCTTGAGTAAAATCTCTAAGACCAGGTGAAGAATGGGTTGCTTGAATGTTAATAGTGCTAAGTTTAAGTTGATGCTTATTACAAGTCAAACTAAAGTCGATATCATAGAAGTGAGCAATACAAGGGTTAGTTTCGTCAAACTGAATACCTTTGCTTGCTATTGTCTTCGGGTTAAAAGCTAAAAACAAACCGTCTAAGATAAGAGCTCGACCAGGTTTACCGAAATAGGTTGTAAATGTACTATTGTCCGCGAAATTTACATGGTTAACAGTACCAGTATGTTTGTCTCTTGATCCCATGATATGCCACAAACACGGCTGACGAATTGCTGCCTCTGATGTACCAGCTAGACCAACTACATCGTACTTTTCGAGTCCAATATGAAGTTTGTTTATCCAGTCTTTATCGGTAATAACAACGTCATCGTGCACTAATACTAGAATACAATCTTCATTAGAGAGGTTTTTAATCTGCTCATTATACCTTTTAGTGAGTTTTTCTTTGTTATTAAAATAACATCTAACGTGTACCTTGTTGTAATCTGCACTATTAATAATGCAGTATTTTCCTTTCTGTTCTGAAAGGTTAATAATGTTAAGATACTGCGAGCAATAACTAAGATAAACGTTCATCAGTCAGTAATAACGCTCGTACGAGGAAGATTAGGAAATTCTTTAGAGATGTCTTCAACAACCTTTTCATTATCGAAAAGACCACCTTCAAACAAATAAATGTCATCTAGCTTAATAATTGGATCATTAAGCTTCTTAGCCAATTCAATCATTAAGTTAGACTTTGCAGGAGTCCATTCTGCGCAAATGTCTGCACTTGCTGCAAACAACAAAACCTCAATTAATAGTTTTCTTTCCTCTGTCGTAAATTGTGTGCT